CGAGATTACCGATGTGGTCTTGGATACCAGCGACGATCCCGTCATGGAGCAGGCTACCGAAGTGCTGTCCGAGCAGGCTGCTCAGAGTATTGAAACCATGCGGTTTAATATCCTCGTGGCCGGTACCAACGTGCAGTATGCCAATGGCACCACGCGGAGCGCCGTCAATACCGCGCTGACTCTGCCTTTGCAGCGTGCCGTAACCCGCGCCCTGGCCCGCCAGAACGCCCGTCATATCACCAACATCGTGAAGTCCACCCCGGACTACGGTACCCAGCAGGTTGCGGCTTCGTATGTGGCCCTGTGCCATCCCGACGTGGAAAACGACATCCGTAACATGGTTGGCTACGTGCCAATCGAGCGGTATGGCACGCTGACCCCGTGGGAGAACGAAGTAGGTAAGGTCGAGCAGGTGCGTTACCTGACCTCCACGATCTTCCAGCCGTTCGTCAGTGCGGGTGGGTTGATCGGCGCCTCTGGTTCCACCACCTACATGATCTCCACCAACGGCACCAACGCCGATGTGTACCCGATCCTGTACTTGGCCAAGAACGCCTACGGTATCGTCCCGCTGAAGGGCAAGGATGCACTGACCATTATGGTCGTGAACCCGATGCCCGCCGCGAGCGATCCGCTGGCCCAGCGCGGTACCGCTGGCTGGAAGACCATGCAGACCTGCATCATCTTGAACGATGCCTGGATGTGTCGCCTTGAAGTAGGTGCTTCCGCTCTCGCGTAATGATTAGGGGGCCTTGCGCCCCCGTTTAGGAGGTTATGATGGCTTTACCTACCGTTCCCGCGCCCGCTGCAGACATTTCTAACAGCGAGCTTGATGTTCCTGCACAGGAAGCCCTGGCTTCCCTGCTCACCGATCTCACCGCCATGCGGACCGCCTTGAATGCGTACATGGCCGCACCGTCTACTGCTACCGTGTTGCCCGCTTTGCAGACCACCGCGTCTGGGGCGGTTGCCTACACCGGGCCTACCAACAATGTGGGCGGCGTAATCACGCCGAACCAGGCGTAATCAGTGTACTCAGACGACTTTTTACAAGTCGCTCTGGCCGGCGGAGGCCGCGATGGATTCCTCATCTCCTACGACAAGGATTTGGGGGAAGTCGCGGAAGCCGCCGATCCAAAGAAAGAAGCCGGGAAGGACGAGCCTATCCGTATTGGAGATGGCCGCACGACCCGTTACGCCCCAACGGCCAAGGCCGCAGCCGTGGTAATAGCTGCCATCCTGGATAAAGCCGCGAAGGACGCCACCAAGGGCGAAACACACGATGTTTTTGACAAAGCATTCGCCCGCGCAGCTAAAGAGGTTTAAGAGATGGCCGATATTCTTGATGAGAGTTTTGACGAACTGCCCGAAGCCGGAAAGACCAACCTGCCTCCGGTCCCTGAGATCCCCAAAGCTACGCGGGCACCCAAGTCCAGCATCCCCGCAGCCACGAAAGAGAAGCGAGTGCGGATCATCGTGGGTGAAGGCGATGCCCAGGACAATCCTTTTGTATTTGTGCAGGTGAATGGTGTTGGCTACCAGATCATGCGCGGCGAAGAGGTCAGCGTGCCAGAGTCGGTGAAGCATGTGCTGGACAACGCGATTGTTACTGTGATGGTGCGTGGCGCTGACAAGAAAATGCGTCCTCGCCGCCAGATGCGGTTCCCGTATGCGCTTCTCGGGGAGGCTGCATAATGGCCGTCCTTGACAGCAAAGACCGCCGTAACCTCCCCAAGACCGCCTTTGGGCTGCCTGGGGCACGCAAGTACCCGATGCCGAACAAAAGCCATGCCGAGAACGCCAAGGCGCGTGCTACCCAGATGGTAAATGCTGGGAAGCTGTCCAAGGGCGACGAGAAGAAGATCGACGCTAAGGCCAACTCCGTTATCAAAAAGGATGGCGGCGAAAAGACCAAGGCGGTTAAATGAACGTCGGCGAACTGCTTACGCAGCTTCGCCTTGAACTGAGCGACACCGTTAATACGGTTGCCTCGGGTACCACAAACTTGTCCAACGACGCCTTGTGGCCCGACTCGCAACTGGTGAACTACCTGAACTGGGCCGAACGAGAGTTTGCGGCCCGGATTCAGTTTTACCGCGATGTTACGTCAACTATGACGCAGATTCCCCTAGTCGCAGGACAGGTAGACTACCCTCTGGACCCGCGCATCCTTTCTGTACTGTCGGTGCAGCTCAACGCGCCTGCAGGTGTTGCCAATCTCAGCTTGTGGCCTATGTCCTACTCGGATATGGACCCTGGCGTTAAGAATGATTACAGCGGCGTGCTGATGTACCCGCCTGCCGCGCTGAATGATACCTATGCGATGCCATTGGTCACGCCCGCGCCTCCAACCCCGCAGGGCTGGTGTACGGACAAGGCCATCAATACGCTGACGACCTTCCCGGTTTATAGCGGTAACTGGCCTTGGGCCACTACCCCGGCGCTGAATCTGCGCGTCACCCGGCTCCCGATCAACCCCATGACTCCAAACATCCTGACGGCGGTTCCGGGCATCCCGTTCCAGTATCACCTGGCGCTCGTCTGGGGAGCTGCATGGCAGGCATTGCTCACAACGGATGTGGACGGTTACGCACCTGAGCAGGCTGCTTCGTTTCAGCAACGGTTCCAGATGGAAGTCGTCTCGGCCAAGCGTGACATGATGCGGAAACTGCACCAGAAAGCGACGGTCCAGGTTGGGAGCATGGGTGCATGGTAGACGCCTGGCAGGACCGCGCCGAAGACCCTAACGCGGGGACGGTCCCGTTCAAGAACTTTGTCGGCCTGAACAACCGCTTGCCCCCTGAACGCCTGTCTCCGCAAGAGCTGGTTCAGGCCGTCAATGTGGACATAGATGACAGCGGCGGCGTACGCAGCCGCGCCGGGTTTGTGTCAGTCCTAACGGGGAGATGCCATAGCGTCTGGGCGGAAGGAAACCTCTGCCTGTTCGTGAAGGATGAACAGCTCACACAGTTGCTCCCCGACCTTACTGCCGTTCCGCTGGGCCTCTTTGGGCTGGATGCCATGCACCCGCTCAGTTACGTCATGGTCAACGGGACGGTGTACTTTACCAATGGCGTCCTCACTGGCGCGTACCAGAACGGCAAACTGCGCTCATGGGGCCTGATTCAGCCGCCTCCGCCGTCCGCCGAACTTATCACCGGCGGCGCGTTGTCGGGCTGTTCCATAGGGTTCACAGCCACGTATCTGCGAAGTGATGGCCAAGAGTCGGGCGCAGGCAATATCGGACAGAAGCAAGTCCCGGTAGGCGCCTACGGTATCCAGTGGACGATCCAGCAGCCCACGGACCCGGATATAACCCAGATCCGCATTTACATGACGGGTCCGAACGGCAGCGAGTTCTTCCTTGCCGCACAGGTGCCGGTAGGCACGAAAACCGCAGTCTACACCGGCGATGGCTCCGACCTGAACGTCCCCATGTGGACGCAGTTCATGGGCGCTCCGCCAGCAGGCTCACAGGCCGTCATCTTCAATAGCCGCATCCTCATCGCCCAAGGGCAGCTCCTCTGGTACACGGAGCCTTTCAGCTTCGAGCTAATGGCGCAGGACGAAAACTTCCTCTGGTTCAGCTCCAACATCACGATGGTAGCGCCGGTCGCTGAGGGCGTATTCGTGGCCACAGAGACGGAGACAGTATTCCTTGAAGGGATGGACGTGGCTAAGGCCACGCGGCTGCCCAAGACCTCCTACGGCGCCATACCGGGCACGCTCGCCTACACCGACGGCTCTCTGGTAGGTGGGGGCCAGTTCACGAGCACCGTGGCGATGTGGGCGACACCGCAAGGGATCTGTGCTGGCGGCAACGAAGGGTTTATCAAAGGCGTCATGAAGAATCTCACCCAGGCGAAAGTCGCCATGACTGACGCTCCCCAAGGCGCAGGCCTGTTTCGGCAGACGAATGGCATAAACCAGTACCTCAGTATGTTAAACACTAACCAAGACTCTCAGAACGCATTTATGGGGGACGATGTTACGGCCACTGTGATTCGTAATGGGCAGATAGTTTCAACCTGATCGCCGGGAGGCGAACCGAAGGAGTAAGACATGGGTAAGATTATTCAGCTTCCTGAGCGCGATGTGGCGCTGGTCCGTGTAGGCGGCAAGTTCAGCATGACTCAGTTGCGCGGTGGCAAGGTCATCGACAAGTGGGATTCCAAGAACATCGTCGTCAATCAGGGCTTGAACCTGCTTCTGAACAACGCCCTCGACGCTGTTGCCGGCCAAGCTGCATGGTATGTTGGGGTGTTCAGCGGCAATTATACCCCGGTTGCTACCGATACTGGCGCTACGATTGCGGCCAACAGCACCGAGTTCGCCGGATACAGCGTTACCACGCGTCCGGTATGGACTCCGCAGGCCGGCGGCTCTACCGCGCAGTCGATCACCAATGCAGCGGCGCAGGCGTCCTTCACGATCACTGCGGCTACGACCTTGTACGGCGCGTTCCTGGCTTCCAGCAATGTGATTAACGGCACTGCAGGCGACCTTATGGCCGCCAGCCAGTTCAGTGCTGCACGCACGCTGGCTGCCAATGACGTACTGCTCGTGACCTACGCCCTCTCTGCTGTCAGCGGGTAATAAATGACCAGTTGCACCGTCCAGTCCGGGACCGTCTGCACGCAGGTCGGTCCCAGTTCGTATGCGCGGACCCCCATTTTTATTACGAGTTGCACGGATGGTATTGGCAATCCGACTGTTTCCGTGAAGTACGGGGCGCCCGTCTATTCCGCTACTCCATGCGGATCGTCTGGGGGAGCATCACAGGGGGATAGTACACTTGCGCCTGCGTCTGTTTCTCCACCTCCACCGGCCAATGTGGGGCCGGGACAGAGTTTCACGATTAGCCAGCTCACAGGGGGCGCCCCAGTGGGGTATGACCCGGCTTGCGCGATGTATTACGGCTTTGTGCCGGTCAGCTATGGGAGCTTTATCGTCGATGTGTGCGCGTGGGCGCCTACTATAAACGCAGCGACCTGGGTTTCTACCCCTCCTCCGCGCAATACCTTGACAGACGGGACATGGTATTCATTTCCCGCCACGCGGAAATGGGTAGTAGTCGGAGACGGGATATTCCGCACTACCACTTTTGGGAAGGCTTGGGAGAAACGGCAGGACTGGGCTACTACCCCGCACCGATGTTTTTACGTTTCCTCCAGCCTCCTAGTCGGCCTCTCACAGACGCCTACGGGCGTGAATTTCCTAGCAAGCCAGGACGACGGGGCTACTTGGAATGTATTTTATACGGCTACAAACTATTTCATACAACTTGGCGCCCTACGCGGAAGTGGCGCTACGGTTCCGGCCAATTACCAACCAGACTCGCCGTATTCATATGCCCAGAATTTAGGGTGGTTCGGGCAAAACGCTATGTATCCATCTACTTACGGGCAAGTAGTAGAAGGGACAACGGGCGGGGGCGTTTATGGGCTCCTCAGTTATGGGTTACGCCCTGATATATCGCCTACAATATTCGGCTGGAGCGGTACCGCCCCCGGAGCTGCAACGGGGAGCCCGCAGTCCATCCTGTTCACCTCCGAAACCAATCCTCCCTCCTTATGGGGGCAACAGGTTGACCCCCCTATAGTAGCCGGAGAAAGCAGCCCGTTCACGCTGGCGTCTTCCGAATGGGCATTAGGGCTCCGGGGGAGGTGGTAAATGGGGACCACTCGACCTCCTTCCGCGAACATAGCCCTCCCGTACTACGGGGCAGCCCCCGCGCTACGGGGCAAATACCCTGTCTCGGACTGCGGGCCGTATACAGGAGTGAATGGAATAAAAGCGGTATTTGGGCTTTCACCCGCGTTGGCCTGGACGCAGTGGCTAGACGCGAGGGGAAACTCCTGGCAATTAACCTCGGCGGGGGGCGTGGCTCCTATCACTCTACCGGAGCCCATAGTCGGGGCAATAGTTGATTTATACTCTTGGGCCAACAATGCGGCAGACGCGACTATAGTAGTTGGGATAGGAGAGTCCGGGGCAACCTATGATATGCCAGCGACGTACTCTGGGGGAAGCGCCGGAACATCAGCGGTCCCGGCGCTTCCGGGCGCCTGTAAGCTGGCCGGGACCACTTGGGGCGCCCTTATAAAACCAACGGCTCAGCCTGTTTCAGGGGCATTTCAGTGGGCGTATGGGGTAAGTGTAACCGCTTCGGGGGCTCTTCCGTTCCCACAGATGCCGATTGGGGGCGCGTTGAACTTCGCCGGAGCCCGTATCCCAGTCGCGGTCCTCGCTAACGGGGATGTGATGCAACTCGGGCTAAACCCTGATGGTTCCCAGTCATGGAGTAAGGCTGTGCTCCAGCAAGTCCAAGCCGGGAACCCTGACATTCCGATGTTTGCCGACACGCCTTGCGCCCTGGGGAATCTGCCATGAGTACAGTAGGAACAGGCAGCACAGCGGCAGTTACCACAGTCGGAATCCAATACGCTGAGAGTGTAGCCGACGGCGTGAATGTGTATGACGGGTACAATAACATCCTTGGCGCGTTTGTAGGGGAAGTTACTACTGCGACGCCGGTAATCGTCCTCACCGAATCTACAGGGATCGCGGATATTCTTTCCTCGTTCGACGCTACCGGGTTTGGCAACATCTATTTCATGCTGAATGGCGATATAATCACCATCACCGCTGCTCAGCGTCTCACCCTGGCCGGGATTATCAACGAGTGGCTCGGCGCCGTAGACCCTCTCGTCGTGCAAGCTACCGTGTATATGGCCCTCCAAGACCTTATCACGCTGAAAGCCTTTGCCGAGGGGATATACACTAGAGGGATCGCAGAAACCGTTACTTTCACGGCTTCCGCGTTCTCCATACTCTCGATTATCATAACCTCCATCCTCCGCGCCAGCGATGCGGGTACGACCCTCCTGAACGGCATCAGCGTACTGCGCGAAGCCATAAAGATAGATGCCCGGCTCATCCAGGCGCTCTCGGTTGTCCTCTCGGAGTCTACAGGTGTCAGTGACTCGGTTGCTTTGCTCCGGCGCGTCTTGGCTACCACGACAAGCAAGCTGAAAGTGGCAGACGTGGCGGGCGTTATCACCCAGTTATACAATGCGGTATCCGAACAGATCGGAGCCGCAGCCACCGCGCTGGGAGCCAAGGGCGCAAGCATAAGCGAAATATGGACAGCCACGGCGACTCTCCGGGACCAGGCTATACGCCTTGCGCTGATGCTGGAAGCCCTGACCGTAACTGATACCGCAGTCACAGTCCGGCTTGTGGTTATGGCCGTGGGCGAAACCGTAACAATGATCGACCCGCCGACCGGGCAGACCTTCGACCCGCAGCAACTCCTACAGGCGCTCATTCAGGATCAGGTTAGCTTCGGGATAGGCTACATCGCCTCGAACGGGATATGGACCGGCTGGACCCTCAATGCGACCACACAGGCCGTTTCCAACTATGCCGGCTGGGACTTCAACAGCTTCACCAAGTTCAGAGGACAGTACCTCGGCGCCTCTAATACGCAGGGCATCGCATCCCTTGGTGGCGCTCAGGACGGAACAGCGGCAATAACCGCGACGCTCCAGTCCGCCGTGACCGACTTCGGTAACAGCTTCCTCAAGCGCGTGAAAATGGCCTATATCGGCATGAACGCGAACGGTACAGCTACTTTCAGCACCACGACCGATGATAATGTGGAGCGCGTGTACCAACTGGTTCCAGATGCGCCGGGCCTGCATACAGAACGGGTACAGCTCGCCCGTGGCGTCATGTCCCGGTACTGGACCTTTACCCTCCAAGCGGTCGGCGCCGACTTCCGCGTTGACGAAATCAGCCTACTCCCCGTAACGCTCGAACGCCGGATATGATCGACCCGAAAATTACCCTGCACGGCGACCTAGTTGCTGCGGGGGCGTTGATTCACGCCGCCCGTGTGTGCCTTGACGAGCAGTTACGCCAAGACGGGGCGTTCCGAAGGGACGTATCCAAACAACGCTGGGGGCTTGGTCACGGAGCCCACGCGGTTATTACCCACGAGTATGGGCAGACTTATATCCAGATCATCACCCCGCAAACGAAGACACAGCCCGCGCCGCTGGTGCGGAACTACGGGGCTTATATTGCCTTCTCGTGGACCAACTCGGACACCGCCCCCTGGACCACAACCATGTGGCTCTCCAATAACGGGATCACTTGGAAGCAAGGGCTCCCCGTTCCCGCCGAGTGGGGCGGCTCTGGAATGTCGGTCATGCTGCTCCCAAATGCGCGGATACTGGTCAGCAGTTATGGTAAGGCGCTTGGCGGCTGGGGATTGTGGCTTCTTGATGCCCGCACAGGGGCAATGCTCGGCGCGACGCTGCTCCCGCAGTCCATCCAGGGGCACACGGTTACGGGCGCGTGCGAGCTGATATATCTCGGCAGCGGCGTTGCTTGGCTGGCGATTGATACCACAGGCGGAGTGTGGAGCGCCTCGTTCTACGCCCCCATCATGGAGCCGTCGTCCTTCACGCTGGGGCAGCAGCTCTTTACCCTCCCCTACAGCCAGATGACCTACATCCCAACCTACGCACAAGGGGGGTTACGCGCGGGTCAGACGCTTGCAGACGTGCTCGTGGTAGCCAACGATCCTATCGCGGGGGTAGACGCTCCATTCACGCAGGCATCCAATATCTCAGCGCCTCCTGTAGCTCTCCAGACGCCTCC